TGGTTCTCAATAACTTGCTGAACTTTTACCCTCGTCTCAAATCCAGTTTTTATCATCTTATACCCTCTTTAGTTCTCCGTTTAAGTAACTAGAAGTAACTTTGTATCCGACGCCAGAAATCTGTTCGCCAGAGCTAATCGTATCCTTAACCATATTTATGGTGCTATCGGCAACAGAAAAACTCAGATATAGGTCTTTGAGACCGATTACATCGTTAGATTCTGGGTATGCCTGAATCTCAATAATATTGTTTGCTGCTGTCGTAGATGTGATGTTAAGTGTATTGATGATAATCTCACCTTTTGCATAATCTACAGTGCCTGCAGACTTAACAATGACCTTATATTCACCAGTTTCCTCATTCTCTTGGACAACTGAAATGACACCCATGTTGCCAGTTGCATCTGGAGTATCAGTGAAGTAGAATGTGCCACTTCTTCCTGCAAGAGTAAACCCAGTGCTCTTAATATTCAGACCACCAGACTTCTTGTAGAAAGTATTTCCAAAGCACAACTCATACTGTGCAGACTGATTAATAAGTGCTTTCAGGTTTCTTCTGATAATAACACGGGTTACATTAGATGTAATCGCATTATCAACATTATCAATCGTCTGTCCAAGTTTACTATACTTAAATCTACCACCAAACTGATTGATGTTTGATGTGGAGAAAGTATTCAGGGTATCTACAATTCTAGACTTCAAGTCATTGACATTAGAAACCTGAGCATTATTGTAGTAAACTGCAGAGTCAATCTCAACATAAAGGACCTTAAGGTCTACAATCTGCTGATTGATGCCTGACAGTGAGTAATTCTTTAACTTACTCAGAATATTATTCTTGTCGAAGTCAGAGACATAATCACCATTCTTTGGTTTGATGCTGATGATTACATTACCAAACTGTGGTGGGTCTAACTCTTCACCACCAACAACAGAGACTGACTCAGTGTTGGGGTAGATGGATTGGATAATCGCTTCGTAATCGCGTGCTGTAACCGCCCTGTACTGCGATGAATAGATTCTTGGGGCAAAGTATTTGATTGAGTCAATAGACTCAATGTCGCCGCCATTAGAGGCAGCACTGGTGGTGGTTACAGATGCACTGGAAAGTGCAATAACATTGTTAGATGAGTCAACAACACGACCTGAGAAGGCAAAATTCGATGGTCCATTACCATCTTTACCATCAGTGACGATGTATGAGACTGTAATGACTGACTGATTCTCTAATTTCTTGCCAAAGAAACCGTCACCAAACAGCAATTCATACTTTTCGTCCTGAACTTCCTGAATCAGATAGGTTTCTGATGTTGATTTGACATTCAGGATGTTGTCAATCAGTGAATATTCTCTTCCAAGACCCGTTTCGCTAGGTCCTTTGACATATGCAACGATTGTTGAGGTGTCAATGAAGGAATTATTGAGAATAAATCTCTGGTCCAGTGAGCCATCAACAGTAAAAATGTTTTTTAGGAAAGTTCCTTGATATATTTCGATACCTGAGAATGATGCCTTCCCATCTTTCACCGTAGTAGTGATGCTTTCTGGGATTGAGAAGACAAAACTAGTGTTATTTGACGACGCAACGCACACTAGACCCTCCACTAAGGTCACTGTAGGAGTGTCTGCGCTAGTTTCTACGTTAATCGTCACAGTCGCCTTAGCGGCGCTCCTGGAGCGAGGTACGTATCCGATATTTCTTGCTAACGATACGACATTTTCCCTCAATGTTGCCGAATCCAAGAAGGATTCATTGACAATCATGTTGGAATTGAATGCCGTGATGTAGGTATTATACGCTAGAGTGTCGATTAAGACCGAAAAGTTGGACCCTTCAAAGTCAAAATCCGTAAAATTGGAGTTTGCACGAAGATAATCCTTAATTTGCGCCCTTATCTGGTCAAAATCGAGGTTTGTAAACTTAGTAAAAGGCATATTATCTTGTTGCCTCTAGGATGAATGTAAATTCTTGTACTGGAAAGTCCTGACCGATGATATCAAAGACGATATTACACTCAAAAGTGTTGGTATCTGGTTGTGGATTGACCTGAACCTCAACATTTGCCACTCTTGGCTCGAAATTTTCGATTGTAGTCAAGATTTGCTCTTGAATTATGGTCGCAGTGCCATAATCAACGAAGTCAAATAAACTAGAACGCACATCAGACCCCAAAAGAGGTTGAAAAAATCGCTCTGTAGGAATAGTTTCCACTAAATTTCGCACAGAGCGACGTATTGCATTCTCATTCTTGAGGACTGGTAGGTCCTTTGTCACCGGATGAGGGTCAAATGACAAACTAATGTCCTTAAATGCTCTTGATATCCGTGTGACTGCCATTGGTCAGAAGGTTTTCTTGACTTATTTATGCTTAAGACCAAGGATTTCCGTAATTTGGCTCTGTTCCATACTCCCAATCATCATAATCATCATCATTTCTGATTTTCTCATGAAGTTGGGACTGTTTCTTTAGGTCGTGTGTCTTCTCATAGTCCATAATTTCTTGAAGAAACTCTTTCTTCTCCTCATTCACATTGATTTTTTGCATTGAACCATAGTCTGAGGCGAGACGATTCGTGCCCCACATCTCTTTCATGTAGTCTGAGTTTCTATCGACAGGTGAATTTCCCATTTTAGCTCCTGTTTTATACAAAACAGAACTTTTAGAGGGGTTGCTATCCCTTGTGTCATATTTATTTTCATAAAAAAAGGGGGGTATACACCCCCTCCTGATATCAACCCTTTCCTTGTCCGCGATATTTCTTCTTCGCCTTATTGCGAGAGGTAGCGGCGCACTTGGTATGAGCACCCTGCCCTTGACGAGTTTTCTTCGGAGCACCCTCCACATAACCGCCGCCCTTACGAATAGCCATAATCAATACCTCTTAGTAATTTTAGTTTCAAGATTTTCAGGTCTTGGAGAACCTGTCCGATAAAACTCTATCGACAGGTCCTCCATAATATCGAAATACTCCTCCTGTGTCAAGTCCTTATGTAAAACTTTATTCTTATGGAGAATTGTATACACCTCTGACATTGTATCAGATAATCCTTGACTTTTCGTGTCCAACTCTGATGCGAGGGTCACACCAAATCTCAAAACCTGCTGCGATTGCATCCAGACAGAAACTTACATCTTCCCCACACATATCTTGCACTTCTCCAGATTCAAAGACCTGCATCTTCGGTGCAAACCATGGATACTTCATCTCACTATGCTCAAACACTCCGTGCTTGATAATCAACCATCCAAATCCAACATAGTCACAAGTAAAAGGTTTCTTACGACGAGACATCGTTTCCAGTGTCTCATGATTCATTACTCCACCATTGTTTCGGAAATCATCTTCCTCCATCCAGTGTGCAACAGAAGTCGTTTGCCCGTCCTCCGTACAATACCAACCACTGGAAATATCCTGGTCCAACAAAATCAACTGATAAAACTTCTCAGTGTTAAACACAATATCACTATCAATCCATAACTGATAATCATACTGCAACTTTCCATCCCAAGGCACTTGGTCGGGTCCACGCAATACATTAGCGCCAAGACACTTACATCGTGCGAAATTCACCATCGATGAATAGTCTTGACTAATCTGAATACTTCCGCCTGCTTGCACAATGTCAAAACACAATTGCACAAAATTTTTCAGAAATGTATACGAGACTCCACGACCGGGTAGACAGAATACAATCGTCTTGCCGCGAATCATACTCCGCGCCTTGTCGTAATCCCACTCCTGCTTCTCTGTAGCGTTTTGTTGCCCAGTGGGTGCCTTTGCCTTTACAGTAAATCCTTTAGCCATAAGAATGTGTTGTTACTCAACTATCATACAGTAATTTATGAAGGCAGTCAACCCTTCGGATTGTGCATTAACCCTTCACTTCAGTAATCATAATAGACTCTCCGTCAACCTCCATATTAACCTCCGTGCCCTCATACCACCCAAACTCACTCATTACCCACTCAGGTAACGTTACATAATACTCCCCAGTTACAGGGTCAACCTCTACAGTCGTAAAATTTTCTCCGGGATTTTTTTGCATTTCAGGTTTTTGCGTTTCCTTTTTTGTTTTATATAGAGCTGTCGAGCGTAACACTTTATAGCTTAGAGGGACCCATGGTTTTATGAACCGCCTAACGCGCCGCGTTACAAAATATAATAATATAAAACAACTGCCAAATCACGCACACATAGGTATAACAAAGGGGGCACAGACTGCACCCCCTGAGTATAACTTATCAGATGAGAACTTCAGTGGGGAGAGGAAGGAATTGCAGATACTT